AACTCAACGTCACCAGACACGAAGACATTGATAAAAACCCCATCAGTTGTTGGACCTTGCACTCTGTTTATGGGAGCAACAATCAGATAACCATTGACAAAATCCTCAGACGTGCTATCAATCGCAATTGTACCATTAGTAGTCTCTAACCATAACTTGTCTTTGGCCATATGAATGCACACCTCTAACTGCTGCGTTTTTTGCAAATCCATGATAACCATATACTGCTTGTTCATGTCCAAGTTGGCTTCAATGCCTGTACTCTGCGCAATATTAGGTTCCCACCAAATTCCAAGTTCTCCTCTCTGCAACAGTGACCGTGGGACACAAAACAGATATTTCATAGTTCCTCTAGTCCATGCGAACATTGTACTCACGAAGCTCAACGGCGTGTGTGCTTTTTTCGAAGACACTACCGGAGCATAACAAGGAGTAACTGGTATGCGCATTAATGGAACAAATGTCGGATCCGTAGTTAACCACTCTTTTTGCTGAATGTATGTTCTGATCTTACCAAAGGAAGCAATAGACAATTCATCTATGTCTCTGCCTACAACTCTGGGATCAACACTCAACTCATTGAGGGGGTCCAGGCTAATCACTTGTGAAACGTCGTGCTGGATTCCTGTCGCAGTATTTTGAAAAGGCTCATTCTTCATCCTCTCTGGTTTGCTTTGACAAGTAGGTGCTGACCAACCATGATGTGCAGCCACGTCTCTTATCGCTTTGGACACAATACCACTAGCGCGAGCCCATGGTTCCAAGACAGGAACAACACTAACAGCTTGAGAAAATGCCATGGCAGAACTTGCTGCTCGTTCGATCGGACCTGTCTTCCTCTCGTCACTTTCTGTGATGATCTCAACTTGGGTACCTGTCAACTGCGGCAATACGACTTCTTTCAATCTCGCGTATATAGCAATGTTAAATCTGTTGCCCGTGGCTGTAGATGAAACTCTCACTGGCGAAATGAAAGAAACCAAAAACGTCATGGCTCCCGTAAGGTCTGCATAGTTCGTTCCTCCTGCAATGACAAGACCGTCGTTGTTGTACAATCTAATGAAAGGTTTTGGAAAAATGAACGGCAGGTCAAACGTCATCGGCTTGTTTTGTCCTATGTAGCCCGATTGAGTCTGCGACATTCCTGACATAAGACGATTGATCAACTCCGCTGGCAAACCCCAAAAGTTGTTGGTAATATCATTCATAACCAAATGAGGAATGTAGGTTGCTTGATACTGTCCATAAGCAGAATTTGAAGCTGTGACTTTCATCACAATTTCCATCTTAAAACTGCAATACGGATAATTTCTCAACTTAGCCCTGACGACAGGATTCTTGAAGTACAGTGTATACGGGTCGATGTAGAAAGCTGGTTTTATGTCTCCAGATATCACGTACGAACCATCAAACAATAACACAGGATGCTTCAAATAATCTTCATCATGATCATCCGCACAATCGTCCAAATGAACTTTGATCGTCTCAGCAACTGTCTCAGGCACTTCTCCTCCCATGTCCGTAACATTTCCTCGCTGAATGATAGTATCATCGGGTGGCTGACTATTTGTCTGCGTCACGTCCATCTCCATGAAAATAGGATTCGCTCTCAGCCATCTGTTCACCATCGCTATGGTTGCATCACAGTCGGCTACTGCGTCGTTCCTTTTCTTCCATTCATTCATCGTTTCTCTGTATTCGGGGTCGGTATTGTACAAATCACTGGTGCTAATAGTATCCCAGGATTGCCCTTGACTGGGCCCATCCAGGCTCTTCATTTCAGTCAAAGCTTGTGATCTCATCAAATTTGCCTTCTCCATCAAAAACAACATATTCAAATGTAACTCGCTAGTTGGTAATACTCTCACAGGTTCAACTACACCTGTAAGACGGGTCTCAGATTTAGTTTCATCTGACACAACTAACTCACTTTCGTCTGATTCGATAATGAGCGGGACGTCAGTTTCATTCTCCCTTTCTGCCTCAGCTCGGGAATCAAAAACAATAGATACTGTTTCAGGCTGCTGTGGGAACAAGTTGTCAAAGACTGGAAAACTGTCTCTGACAACGTCGATATCGATGGAATATCCATCTGCCACAATATCGATTAAATCTGATCTGAAACTGTGATATGTTTCAGCACTAACGTGGAAGGAAATCTCTCTGGCAACAGAGCTAACCATCCCTAAAACCTGTTCTTCGACGGAGACGACAGAACTAGGCATAATGTACATGAGTGTCTTCAAAATAGAGTTCATGTCAAGGTACGCAACAATGCGACCATGATCCGGGTGATACTTGAACTTTCTTTTTAGGTAACTCATATCTTCAATGTCGACATAAGGAGTCATCTGCCCATTCTTGCTTGCTGGGGTTAATCCTAAACCATAATGATCTTCACAAAATTGCTTATAAAACAAATTGTTGAACCACGTGTGATCGGGAGAAACTTTGATGAGAAAATCATCACCATAAACAACTGGGCGACAGTTTGAGAAAAAATCAACAAACCGTCCGAACTTCTCATAACTTCCACAATACCAGGCATACATAATCAAAACCAAATTTGCCAGCGAATTGTCTTCAGCGGTTGCATACATTCCTGAGGGCTGCAATCCTGGGATGACGAAAACATCCTTGAGAACTTCAATCTTTGGAAATAGTGCATCTGTTATCACACCATTCAAAAACTGTACTGTATTGTCGTTATATCCTTTCTGCATTAGAACATTGACGATAATTTCATTAACAGCTCTCTTGACGTCGAAAGGCATTTTCAAATCATAGCGCGAGTAATCACCTTCCATGATGTTGCCCCCCACCATAGCTTCGTAAATCTTGTGACCTTCACGATGCATATCGATACCAATCGAACAACCAAATAGTTCGTTCTTCTCAACCATGCAGGTGTAGAAGGGTGCTAGCATTTGTCGCCGAGTAAGCAAATCCTCGATGGCTGCGACATAAAACATTCTAGTCCCTCCTTTTTTATTCTTCTCTGCATCTCTCGGCTCATCTTTCAGAGCTACCTTGAATGAACTGCCAATCGAAACATTACTCCTCCAATGAGCATATTTTGCATTGACA